TAAAATCAGTTTATACAACCAGAAATTATAACGTGTTATAATATAAAAACTCAATACCGAACAAATAATAATTCGCGACAATATGGACACGTATGATTCGATATTGCCCATCGCTCAATACAATCATAACAGTAGTAATGACCACACGGTGTCCGCCGTCCTTCATCAGAGGCACATAAGCATATTGGACAATCCACACGCGCATCATTTGAAACCACAGTCTTCATCCATTTCATTTTTCTGAATATGTATTGGTTGATAATTCGTACCATCCTCTTATCCAAAAATTTGGGCAAAAAATTAAGTTTCCAGTCGTCCTGAGCACCTAATAAAAATTCGACCGCATCATATTTTATGTTCCGACACGCCATAAAAAGGACCTGCTCATCCAAAACACGCATATTGATGTCCGGTTTCAGCTCCAATAAGAATCGGACAACATCCATATGCCCGTTCCCACAAGACCATCGGAAGGCGTATTCATCGCATTCTGAAATGTTTGTGTCTGGATTGATTTCGAGAATCCACTTCGCAACATTCAAATGACCGTGTTCGCACGCTATACGAAACGCCTCATAATTCGGGATTCCACTCTCTCGTGAATGTTTTTTTTCACAAGTCCAAGGAGAACTCGCAACATTCAGTGTTGGGCTTATTTTATTAAGCCACTTCAAAATATCCAAATGACCACGAGAACACGATGAAAAAAAGGCATAATTGTTCCAAATATCGACTTTAATTTCCGGTTTAATTGATACCAACCACTGGGCTACGCCAAAATGTCCATTTACACAAGCATAACGGAATGGATATTCTGACCGAATCGCAGTGTTAATATCGGGCGCAATTTCATATAAGAATTGGGCGCACTCTAAAAAACCGGCCTCGCAAATGACCCGAAAACATTCCTCATCATTCAAGTGAATATCTATATGTTCATTATGTTTTTCATAATATTCACGTAATTCTGGAAATTTTCCAGCATTACACAGAATCAAAAATTCTTTTTGATGATTTATACTATTCATTTTATTATTATTATTATTATTATCCAATTATTTTTAATTCAATTTTTTCAACAAAAATTGATAAAATTATCATACAATTTCTTACAAATTACATCAACAATGGATACACTTCCGCGAGACTTAGTGATTCAACACATTCTGACGAAAGCACCACAATTGGGCCACACCTGTAAAGAATATTACATTCATCTTCCAAAAATTGCTCCCGATCAGAAAGAAAATATTCGATTTCCGTCGCCACAAAACAAGAATCCGATTCAAATCAAACATGGAAATCTTACGTTCGAGTATGAGGCCAAAATTGACTTCGGAAAACTGAACAGATATAAATCACGATGTGATTTATATCTCTTGAGTTTATATATGACGTAGTCATATATAAACTGAACGATCTGATTGAGGATGAAAAAATTCAAATATTAAAAACTTCAATAAAATGTCCGATTTTTCTTGAAATAAAGCGGATTTTTGAAATAATCCTCAAATATCATATTTCTATTATAGATGGATGGAAATATAAATTAAAATTCATTGATATTATTGAAACTAACGACGAAGCATATAAATATGGAAAAAATAGCGTTCGTAAATTGGAATGGATAGATTCATTTGTTTTGAGCTTCATCTTTTATTTGTATCATTTGGAATAAATCATAAAAATAAGTAAAATAACAAAAAGACACAATACTCTGCAAAAAAGAAACCGAATTTGAATGACAAAAATAAAATAATTATTTGTTCATCTCTGTGTTTTCCACTTTAAAAATCGTTTTCATCTGTTTCTTCTGTAATTTTTCAATTTCCTTTATAATATCCTCTTTTACTTGGACTGATAACTGATGATTTTCTAATGTTGTCAAATATTTCTTTATATCAACTGATTCAATGACTGGTATAATTAATTCTTTATCTTCATAGCCTTCGTATTCAAATTCATACACTCGCGTCGTAATATATTTTATCTTATCTTTTATAATATTTGTTATCTTATGTTTAATAGATTCTGACCGATGTATTGATTGTAATGTTTGAGGAAATAATTCATCATATTTTTTAGTCAATTTCATCTTACAATTTCTTGGAAGAAGCACCTCATGTTCCCAGCTTTCAATTAATATATTTTTACCGTGTTTATTAAAATGTTCTAAATACATAAATTTATTACCCTTGGGTATATTTATTTTCATTAAAAAGAACTTTTTCTCGCCAAAAAGCTTATAAATATCATTATAACCAATATCGATTCTATCATTCAATCGAATATTTTTAGTCATATTCATTTGTGATTTATACAAACGTTTTGAACTAAAATTAATTCCTGTATTTATATTTAAACTGGTTGATACATAAGTTGGAAATACAAAAGTTGAACCAATCTTCGATGTTTCTAATAAATAAATCATATTTTTCAATTCTTGATTTTTACCAGAAATTCCGCGATATACAATAATATTTTTATCATATTTGGGTATTTTTCTAAAAACATTATCGATTTCTTTTATATAAAATAATATCTTATAATATTTTTTTAATTGCGATTTTATATGTTTCTGTTCATTGGTTAATGTTTTATTATTCGGAGATGAGTTATAATAAAAATAATTATCAAATCTAAATTTATTATTTATTAGATAATAATTTATATCTTGATACCAATTATCTCCTTTATAATTGGTTAATGCATCACTTTCAGATTGATTTATTTTATTCATATAAAATTTTATGTAGAATTTTATTATCCGGAATGATGTTTTTTCAACATCCATAAATTTTTTAATATCCATTAATATTTATTAGAAAAAAATTAAGAAGTTTTTAAGGAGCAGGGGCAGGAGCCGGAGCAGGTTCAGGAGCCGGAGCAGGTTCAGGAGCCGGAGCAGGAGCAGGGGCCGGTTCAGGAGCAGAAGCCGGAACCGGAGCAGAAGCCGGAACCGGAGCAGATTCAGAAACAGGAGCCAGTTCAGGAGGAGCAAAAAAAGGCCCAAAAGGAAATCTCCCAACAAATGGTTTAACTATTTTTTCCGGATATATTGCTTTATTTTCCAATACTTTCTGGATGTCAAATTTCTCATAAAAATGGTTGTTTTTATAAACGCGCAGTTTCTTCAATGAAGCCGGAAGTCGAGTGATTTCTTTTGAATAATCCTCCGGTAATACTAATTCTGTTATGCTATCCGGTAAATCATTAATTTCCTGATTAAAGTGTTTCCCAAACTCTATTTTCTCAATACAATCCGGTAGATTTTCCAATTTCTGATTGAATCGGTCCCCAAATTTAATGCTCTTAACACAATCAACAACTTTCAATTCTTGATTAAAATAATTACCGAACTCTATATTCTGGATACATTCAAGACATCCGTGTTCAATACAAACGTACGGTTTAATATTCAGAAATGATTGAATTCTTGCGTCAGATTGAGCAATTTCAACCTCCACTCCTCTCTTCCTCAAAATCACCTTCTCATTATAGTATTCTCCAAATACCAAGTGCGTTAAATTTTCCGGAAAGTGGGATATTGCGCTTCTGAACAGTCCCCACCGAAATATCAGATGCGTTATGCTATCCGGTAAATTATCAATACTTTGTGTAAATTCATAGCCGAACTCTACATAAAGTAGCCCAGCCGGTAATTTATCAACGCTCTGATTGAAATTACCGCCGAAGATAATTTTCTTAACTGATACCGGTAAAGAATCCACTGGCTGATTGAAGAGACTCCCGAACTCTATGGTCTCCAACCCCACAGGTAAATTATCTACGCTCTGATTAAATTCATGACCAAAAACAATCGATTTAATTCCGACTAAATTGTCGACACTCTGATTAAAGAACTCGCCAAATACAATATTCTCAATCCCATTCGCACTAAGAAGAGATACATCGACAACTTCATTATATTCATCAACAAATTCAATCGTCTTGTCTTTTATACTATACATGACTATACAGTATAAAATAATAATTACATTGGAACAAATTTGTTAGTTATTCCAAAATTAAGTGGAATCTTCATTTCAGTTGCAGGTTGTTTAGGAGTCTCACCAATAAAAATCCGCTTACCATTTTCATAAACGAATGGATTTATCATTATTATTTATAATACATATTTTTTTATACTAAAAATTGATTTATTCTACTATTATTTTTATTATCTAAACAAAAATGAAGAGTACACGAAAACTGATTGAAAAGAAATATTTGAGCGATAAACTCGTTCAAAATAAAGAGGCTAAACCACCACAAGAAAAACCCATTCAACCAACTCCGCCAGATACTGAAAGAGAACACCTCGAACCGCCACAAAAGCAATATAATTTTTTTATTGACAATTTGAAAAGGATTTCTCCTTTTCCGAATAAGCGCCATCGCGGATATTATGCGCTTTGCGCATCAACTGCGTTTGGAACACTACATAGTCCCATATGGGAATTGAACCGCAAAATAGACGAAAAACATGTCGCCCACTTGTTCGAAGCCTATGAAGCCGACATCAAAAGTGGAAATGAGCCGTCATTTTTCGACCCGATTCATATTGCGTGTAATCAGAGGCTCGACACAATAAAGGTCATCGAAGGCCAACATCGCGTCCAAGCTCTTGAAGAAATAATCCTACGATATCCATCCACGCACTTCGAGTTTCCAATCATACTCTGGTTGATTGAAGATGACAATGACATGATGCACTTACTTCATATCGTGAATAACCGGAAGACGTTCAATCTTGACACCAACGTGAGCTATCTGTTGAGCGATATCATAACCGCATTTTCCGAAAGATTTCGGTATTATGATGAGAACGATATTGAAACCGAAATGTTCGGAAATACACGACCATATATTGATAAAGCTCTTCTCATTCAGAAATTGAAGGCGCAACTCGACACTCTTAACCGGAAATATCCATCAGTGGATGCGCTTATCCAAAGGTTCAACGAAATAAATGAAGAAATCAAGGACACGCCACGGTATAAGAGAGGAGGAGGAAGCAAAATAACGCATGACCGCGCCGAAAAATATAATTTCTTTTTAGGTTTAGATAAAGAAATGGAATGGTTTTCAAGAATCTAATATATGTATAATGATATGTTCCAGAACTTGATATTGTTTAGAAGAATAGCTTAGAACATTCACAATTTTTTGCATTACTAATTTAGTCTTAATCACAATCTTATATTTATAAATGAATCCATTATTACAAATTTCATCAATCACTTTTTTGAATGATAATAATGACAATTCGTTATAAGTATTATACACCCGCATATCCGGAGTAGAATTCTTGATATAAATGAAATCAATCATTACATTATCTAACTATTTATCTTGTTTTTTCTATAAAAATAATCTTGCCTTATATTATAAATGCACTGCCTTGTTCCGATTCTTACATTCGTATGTATCATTATTGCGCAAATGATTGTTGCTACTGTCTTCTTATTTAAGGATACTGAATACCTCAAAAAGAATTTCACACCTGATAAAATATATGTTAATCTTTTTGTGAAAATTATTATTTACATTTTGCTTATTGTAATTGTGTATATGTTGTGTAATAATGAGATGCACGCCGTAGCGTGGGTCATCATTGGTCTCGAACTCGCCATATGGATTACTGCACTTGTTCTCTATTTAGTGTATAAGAATGATGTTAAGAGATATTCAAGGGAAATTATTAAGTTTCATCAGGATAACTCTTCTTAAATCCAATATTTTTTAATTGTTTAAGGATTTTCATTATCATTATCATTTTTCTTGAACTTCTTCTTGAACTTCTCCTTTATTTTCTTGTAATAATGGAGGACTTATACTTTCATTATTAGAAACAACAACTTTACTTGCGTTATTTCTTTTTTTTTGAATCCATTGATTAATGAATTGACATAACAATTTGAATGGCGGATAAATACCTACAATTCCAATTCCGATAAGCGATTGCCATGGAATGGATGTCCCGATACTTGCTAAAATTCCCGCTAATAAAATAGCTGACAGAATGAGCAATTCTAAATTATATTCATATTTTTTCGCTAATACGTATAATAAACTACAAGTCATACCAAAATATATTCCACTTAGTATTGTTTTTTCAACAGCTTGTTGAAAAGTCATTTTATTATCGGGGTCATTTGCCCGAATTCCGTATAATATTCCTGCTAATGCCAATCCAACTGAAATACCAATGAGTAATCCTACAAAAAATATTCCAATCCATCTCCAAAACCCGTAGGTTTCATATGAAGTTTTAATAGTTGTTTTTAATTTATCATAAGATTTCCCAATTTTATTTTTTAATTTGCCCATACGACTTCTACCTACAACAACTTCTGGATTATCCATATATTATTATAACAATAATATTCCGGCGATTAAGCCTAATAATATACACGGCGTGATAATAATAATAAATAATTTTCCATAACTTAATCGTCCTTTATCGACTGACTTTTGTTGTATTCCATAAAGAAACCCAGCAAATACAAGTGCTAATAAAACACCTAGCAAACATCCAGCACCAAATATAATCAACATTTTTTTAAATGTTTCAGCATCAAAATAATCTTGACCCTCATTATATCCATAATCTATATTCTTATTCCAATTCCAATCCAGATTCAAATTTCTCGACACATTTTTCATTAAATATACTTTATAAGATTTAATTTTTTCATAACTGAGCAGATTTCATACAATCCATTTGTTTTGACATTTTCCCGATGGACATATATTATCTTCTGACCATAATAAACCAGACTAAATAGTAAATAGAGCATATTTAAATTCTGGTTGTTCTCATCAATATCAAAATCGACAACAATATTTTTAATAAAACTCCCGTATATATTTCCATTTACATAGCAGTGATGCGATAGAATATAGTCCCTGTTTTTCTTGGGAATCATATTGTCAATGGCGACCCACTGATTATTCGAAAAATAGACGACTCCCTTATTTTTAGTCCCGAGCAATACTTCTAAATCATCATAATTACATGTTTCATTCTGAACGAAAACCTCATTCTCAAAAAGCTTGGGACGAATCATATGAACAACCAAATCGATTTTTTCATCAATCTTTAAAATCTCAGTTTTTCCAAAGTGGAGATATATTATTGCTTCCGCATTCGGATTATTATATTTGCTCTGGAATGATGGGATAAAAAGGCGGTAGTCCAGCGTCGAAAAGAGCTTTGGCTGATTTTCCCTCGAAAAAAGGCGGTTAAGAACATTTACAAAACTCGGATAAATAATGTTCAACATCGCATTATCAAGTAAGAGGCGTTCGTTCGCATTATAGACTTTCTTCAATATCTGGATACAATCCGTCCGATTTTGCTGATTCAGGACGAGTGCCTTCGACTCGGACACAGTATTCTCCTTATCATAGTATCCATCATATAAGAATGATATCCCCGATAAATAGAGGCTCTGAATTCCTTGACGTAATAAAATAAGAATAGACAAAAGCGCAGTATTTGGCTCGAATTTCATTACTTGCTTCAACTGCTCATAAAAATGGGGCTCAATGAACTCAATATTACAATCGCACGGTATTTTTTTGTCAATATCATATGAGTCAATCATCATTTTAGGATATGGACAAAATATGAACTTAGGAAATTCCGTAATTTTATCAAGTATTTCCAGATTCTTGAAATTGTAAATCCAGATATCGGTCCGCGTTCCGACATTTCCAGCATATTTCTGATTCTTAATAATTCCACTGTTGAACCGGATGACAACGTCGTGTTTGTCGATATGTTCGCCTTGATTTATATTTATCAAATAACTGGCGGGGCCAATGAGGGCGACCTTCTTATTTTCGACAAAGGATTTCAACTTATCTTGGACCATGAATTTCTGTATGTATGATTTATAATCGGTGTATGGAACAAGTTCGGTCCGTTTTACTTTTTTCAAATTTTCGCGAATTTCATTCATCTTATCTGCCCCGCTATTTCCTGATAAAATGTCAATTGTTTGAACGGCGGGAACTTTAATAGGGGCTTTTTTTTCAAGACGCGGATCTGGAATAGATGTTTTAACTTGTGGGGCCTGTTCCATCCGCGTATTCTCCTGATACTTATTGTAATTACTTATATTTGATTGGTTGCGGTCATTCCGGTTAGGTATGGGTTGTTGCGGTTGTGTTTGTGGGCGCATCTGGGGCTGTTGCTGTTGCTGTCGCATCTGGGGCGGTTGCTGTTGCTGTTGCTGTCGC